AAGATGGACGGCAAAACCTATTACATCATGCGGGATCAGTTTGGCGGCATCAATGAACTGAACCGGGATCAGTTGCTCTATTTCACCAGAAAGGGCCTTTTTAGAAGGGATCAATACGAGCGGCGGCTGCAGGATGCGATTGCCATTGTGTCAAGCAATAAAATTGAGTATTCCCAATACTATCAACAACAATTAAAAACCTCTTAATATGAATCAGATTTGTGAATCCCGGATCGCTGAAAGGTTTCTGGCTGCCATTGAAAAAGAAAATGTCACACAGACCTTTGCTGCTGAAAAACTCGGCTTTGACAAAGCCTATGTAACCTTTCTGAAAAGGGAGGATAACCACAACAAGATATCTGATAACATCTGGAACCTTCTTAAAACGTTTGTCAATAGCGGAGAATCTTTCGCCTCCTATAATGGTGAAAAAATCGAAAGGCTTAAAAGTCCATTAACACTGGATCTCGAGCCTGGCCCGATGCTCGATTTTTCCGAAATGGTCATTAACCCATTCTCCAAACGGGCCCAGTTCGAAACTGGGTCTATGGATCCGGTTCATGTTCCGGTCAAATTGTCTCTTGAAGTTGAAATTAAAGTTTCATTAATCAACAAATAATCTCATTATGAACATTCGTAATCATGTAAGCCTGCATGGAAATGTAGGTGCTGCCCCTGACATCAGGTACAATCCTGACGGTTCTGTTGTCGCTAAATTCTCAATTGCCACATCTGATAAGTGGCAGGATAAATCCGGCCAATGGAAGGAACGAACTTCATGGCATACCATACGGGCCTGGGGAGAAATGGCTAAGTCCATCGAAAGAAAGGTAACCAAAGGCACAGCTATAACTATTTCCGGGAAGTTGGACTATGACAATTGGGAGGATAAAAGCGGCGTGAAGCATAACAATGCTTATATCCTGCTGATTGAATACATTGCTCACCCCGGCAAAGAACGGGAGTAATGGACTACTATGTCATACGGAATCAAAGGCAGGTAGACGAATTATGTGCCAGGCTTAAAGAAATGCGGCTGCCTTTCAAGGTGGCCGCTCAATCTATTTACCCCAAGCGGAGTGTCGCCAGTAATGCTTATTACTGGGGTGTTGTCCTGGAGGAAATCTCTAAATACACTGGTCATAGTCAACTTGAATGCCATAATGAATATAAGGTCAAGTTCAATTTTCGCTATGATATTATTCTTGATCCGGTTTCAAAACAGTATGTATGGTCTATGGGGGTTAAGTCCACGACCATACTCGATGGCCGGGAGTTTTGGGATTATGTTATGAAGGTCCGGGCGGATGCAGAGGTCGATTTTGGGATAAGTATTCCCATGCCCAATGAGGCATTCATCCCGGAGTTGGATTATGAATTTGAAAACACTAACCAAAGATACAAGCTATGAAAAGGAAGTTTATGGGTCATGTTGTCTCTGGCGGACCGGTAACCACACACGATGGCATCAAGGCTGGCATCATCCGCAATCCCAGACCTGAAAAGAAATGCAAAAACTGTCTGTTCCTGAAGGAAGATAACTGTCCTGAAAGTAAGGGGCCGGATGATTATTGTGAATATTTCTCTATTTGATGGGGATCCTGCATGACCATATTGAATATGAATTGAGCAAAATCAAGCAATGGTATTTGCAGAATTACCCATTGTGTGTTTTTTGTGGTCACCGTGTCCGCAAGCATGGGGACCTGGCACATCTGATCCGCCGGTCATACTCCATGGATATGATGGCTATGAAATTAAACACTGGTCTTGCTCACCGGAATTGTCATGAATGTTTTGATAATGATCCGGTGAATGCCGTTTACCTGCCCAGGATATTGGAAGTTCTTTATATCATCTGGCTGCTTGATAGGCAATATTTCAGTCAGATATCCGAAAGTTATCCCATTTACAATGACCTGTTTGGTTTGTTTCCGGTACACTACGACAATTATCCTTTCATCCCTGATCATCACGGCGAAGTGATTCAACTTTGGTACCTGGTATGAAAAAACCCCGGCAACTCGTACCGGGGTCTATCAAACAAACCAAACCCTACTACAAAACAAATCTTTACGCTGCCCGCTGATTGTTCCCGATAAATTGCTGTGCAAGTTGCATAGCCTTCGGATCTGCGCTTTGCGATATACTTTGCATAAGTTCCGGCGGTAGTGCTTCCATACCTGCCCCCTGGCTTACTTGTTCTTTCCTTGCCCGGATTGCCTGAAGAAGTTTGTCGGCATATGGCATCGAAACGTGTTCCAGGTACATTTCAATATCAATAAGTTGGCCTTGTAACAATTCAAGCAATGTCTGGTCTATAATCTGCCTGTATACCGGTGTATCCTGGCCCTGAGATACCACTACTTCAAAATCCAGATTCTTTATCAGAGATGGGTCGTATAGCTTGGTGGATTCACTCACTGAACGGCCGCTTATTGCCAGGTGCCTCTTTTCCTTATAATACTGGGTAATGAGTTTCAAAACCTTCATGTCTCTTTTTTGTTTGAAGGTTTGAAACGTTGCCATGTAATCCAGGGTGTTCAATGTGGCGTTTTGGGCTTCCTGGGCGTATAGGCTTGATGGTTTCCCGCTGGTTGCATCTTTACCCTGTATGGCTCCATGTACTCCGGATATTTCCTGAATCAATTGCATTTGCAGGGAAATCATTTCACTGATCCCGATGCCTGTTGAATTGGCGCTGATTTGTTCAGGCACCCTGCTATGTGATGTACTGGGTTTATAGATAATCACCCCATTAAATTTGGTCCATTCCTTTGCAAAATCATCCGGTGTCGTGCCATCCGGGATGGCGTCTTCCGGGATCATAAGCACTCCTTTTGCCGATGAACTCATAATAAAGTCCATCATAATAATGAGACGGTTGATATATCGCTGCTGGTCTATAACATCTTCCACGAATCCCCATACTTCCCCATCCAGAAGGGGGTAAAGATTGATTGCATAGGGGTGTTCTTCATGCTTGTATGGTGTTTCACCTTCAAACAGGCAATATCCGTGTGGGGTTAAGTATTTTACATTCCATGCCTGTTCAAACTTTTCCTCTGCCTCGATGAGCGGTATTTCTTCCTCCGGGATTCCATTTTCAAGGCCAAACCTTAACCTTTCAGAATTTTGTTTTGCTATGTCATTGAGGGTATAGGGTACAATGCTGTATGAACCGTCCATTGGATCATGGGCGTATACCCGCCAGGTTCCTTTCAATCTCCATATTTCAAATAATCTGGCTTTATTTGGGTCTTGTGGCAGATAGAACTCCAGATTCTCTATCCTTGATGCATTCAGTCCACGGTCGGACAGGAACGACTGTGTTACATACGTGGCGTATATTTCCCGGATCTTCGCTTCGTCATGTTTGCCTTTTGCAAATGTGCTTACAATATCATCCAGGGTGGTGTCAATGACTTCGCCGATTAACCTAAGATCATTGAGCCGGATATCTGCTACATCTGAATTGAAAAAGATCCGGTTCGGGTTGATATTTTCCAGGTAAACATCTTCCAGGTTTCGTTCTTTAAAATACTTGTATGAAACCTTTTGGATGATGGCTCCTGAAATGGCAAATTCTTCAAAAAGCCGGGCATCCAATTCTGTTACCATGTTGTTGTGTGTGGCACATTGAATGGCGTTTGTAAGCATTTCTGTTATTTCTGCCTTTTCTCTGGCCCTGGCAATCACCATTGATTTGGATGGGTTTGACCGGTACTGTCCAATCAGGTTTTTAACCAGCTGGCGGATCTGATTTTGTTTAAGCGGGACTTTGCCCTGGTTTTTCAGGTATTGTTCCTCGGTTATGAAGGCCTCCGTTTCAGGGTCATAGATTTCATCACTCCATTGTTCTCCGCGGTAGTATTTTCGGTTACGCAACCTCCTGACGCGAAAGTCCCGAAGGCTTTCCCAATATCTCCGGCATTCCTCCAACAAGGATACATTGTCCTTTACCTCGTCTGATATAGATGTATTTCCGATGCGTACAAGTTTCT